ATAACGATTTCGTCGCCCTGCTCCGTCACGATAAACGTGATGTCGCGGTCGATCTGCTTCGTGTGAATGCGGAGGATCGTTTGAAACGCATCGGCGGAGTGGAAGACCGGCACGCCACGCGGGGCCGTCACTTCATACAACGTCGCCACGCCGTCAAGCGTCTCAAAGATGATGTCGCCACGCCTCGGCTCGCCGTACGGGAGCTCGTCTGTCTTGACCAAGTAGTCGCGGCTCTCCCAGGCTTCAATCACGCCGTTTTGCCCCTGAGCCTCAAACGTCGAGCGGCTGATCGAGGCGGTCATCTGGGCCGTGTTGTTTCCCCGCTTGTATGCACAGAGCGTCCCAGCCGACTGCTTGAGTTGGGCTGCGAGCCACGCTGAACCGGAGCGGAGAAGGTCGGCCATTTGTTTCCTTCAAGAAAAGCCACCGCCGCAACGCCCCGGCGGCGCGCTGGAGGTGATAGCGCACCTGCCGGGGGTTGCGGTGTGGACTCGAATGCTCAACCGACGTTGATGAGCACCTGGACGCTCGCGTCGCCAGACACAGCCGCCTTCGCAGCCTTGCCAGCACGCTTGTTGTTGGTCGCGGTCGTCGTGATGTTGCCGGCCGTGGCGTCCCAGTAAACGAGAGCACCCTGACCGATCGCACCCGTCGCCTTCGGCATCGACCAGGAGCCGCCCACATCAACCTTGCCGAGCGCGTTGGCCGCGATGGCATGAGGAGCCACGCACACCAGGTCGTTGAGTACGACCACGGCACCAGCCGCAACAGCGGAGGACGGCGTGTGGTCGATGAGCCGGCCATTTTGAACGTAATCAGCCATTTGGATCACCTGCTTTCTTGGAAATGGGTTGGGTTGAATCATGCCGCCGGGCGGGAGTCAGCCCCCGCCCGGCGGTCACGGTTTGTCAGACTAGGTCGCGTCGCCCTTCACGGAGGCGAGGTACTCGGCCTTGGCGACGCCAAAGTCGAAGTAGCCACGCATCTGCACGCCGAGCGTGTTGAAGTCGGCTTCCGCCGTCTCCACCACCGGGCTCTGCACGCCGTTCAAGAACGCGACTTCCATCGCGGCCAAATCGCTGGGATTCGCCACGAGGTAGTAGTCCTCCGCACTCGACAGGTATGAGGTCGAGACGACCTGGTAGCGACCGGCGAGCACGTTCACGTTGGGACCAGCGGACGAACCGCCGACGAGCAGGGCAGAGCCCATGATCTCGGCAGCCGCGATCTCAAGGTCCGCCGGCACGAGCAGGATGCGGGGATCAACCGCAACCGGGTTGCCGTCAGGATCCTTGAGCTTGCGGAACTTCGTCGCCAGCTTCTTCAGGTTGGCGAGCGAGAGCGCGCCAGCCGTCGACTCCAGGTTGCCCCGGCCCGACGTGTACCACGATCCGTGGTTCGCCTGGAACTCAGTCCAGAAAGCGTCGTTCAGGGCAAGAGCGCCGCCACGACCGATCCGCTGCGGGACAGCGGTCAGAGCGCCGAGATCATCGTTGATGAGGTCGGTGCGGGTCACGCTCGTCATGATGCCGTAGGTGTCGGCCGAGATCGTGCGGCTCTCGTCGCTCGCAGCGGCGTTCTTGAGCTCGCCACCGTTGGCGACCTTCTCGAACTTCATGCCGCCGTTGAGCCGATACGAGGTCATCGTCTTGAAGTCGTTGACAGAACGCACCGAAGAGACCGAACGCCACGAGCTCTCGACGCCGTTGAAACCGGCGAGGAGGAACTTGTTGACGGTCGACGACAGGATGCCGGCGATCGAGTGGGTCGCCCACGCGGCCTGCATGATGGGACGCAGCGTCGAGGCGGTCAGGCGGCGCGGGCCGTCGTAACCGTTGGCCTCGGCCGCAGCGACCAGCACTTCGCCGAGGCTCGTCGACCGCTGCACCTTGGCAGCCGCTTCGAGGGTCTTGGCGTCGTAGTGCTTTTCGATCTGCGGCAGGCCGCCCTGAAGGGCGAACGAAGCCTCGATCACGGCCGCCTGGTTCTCAGGAGCCTTGGAGACGTGAACGGCCGGAGCGGCCGGACGCTCGTCGCGGGTCGCGAGCAGCTTTTCCATCTTGGAAACTTTCTCTTCGAGGGACGCGATCACGCTGGTGTGATCGGCTTCGGGCTTGGGCTCCACGGCGACCGTCGCCGTGGCTTCCACGATCGGGGTCTCGACGACCTCTTCCGTGGGCTTCTGGTTGGCGGATTCCGCCATGGGTTGCTCCTCTGCCACCTCTTCGGCGGCGATTGAGACTGCCGTGCTGCGATCCGCCCCGAGCGTCACGAATGACGTTTCGCGGAGAGTCGAAGCCCGGACGATGCGAACAGGCCCAACGTGGGACTGCCCGTTTGCGGTGGTGGCTTGGTCTTCGCCGAACTTCAGATGCCGACCGACATCGGCACCGACGCTGGCCTGCCACTGGTAGCCACGCTCGGCGAGGGCGAGCACTTGGCGAGCGTTCTCGCTTTCGGCGAGGATCTCGCCTTCAACGATGAGTTGACCGCCCTGCACGCTCGGCACGCCTTGCCCGAGGATCGACCCGAGGGCGTAGTCGTGGCCGATCACAATCGGGATCGTGCTCGGCAGCGTCATGCCCGCGAGGTCGATCACGACCGGCTCGCGACTCCAGCCCTGCCGGATCGGCGCGCCGGTATAGGCCACGATGCGGAACTTCTTCGGCCCCGGCGCGGACTCGCCGTCAGCGGCCTGGAGAAACGTCACTTGAGTATCGAACTTAATGCTGCTCATCACAGAAACTCCACGAGGTCGAATGTGTCGTCGAGATCGTCGTAGTCGTTCATGCGTCGACCTCTTCGGGGTCGATGGCTGGCTGCATCACTGGGGCCGGGGCGACGTAAAGGCCGAGCTCTTTTTCGAGAGCGACCTCTGCCGCACGCTGCCGCAACTCAACGTCCCACCGCTTGCCCTGCCGTGCGTATTCAGCGGCAAGCGTCGTCGTGTGCGTGCGGAGCCGTGTCTCGGCGGCGTTGGCTTCCTTCGCCGGGTCGACGTGATCTTTGCCGTCCCACACCCAGCCCCAATTCCATTCGGAAAAGGGCGGCATCCCTGCAGGCAGCAGGCCCGCGAGCGCGGCTTCGTTGACCCACGCCGAGAGCAGACGATCGAGCATCGTCCGCTCCAACTGGTCACGCTCGACCCGCTGATTTAGCGCGTAAATCTGCGAATCAAGTCTGCCGCTGGCATAGTTATATGAGGAGGAATCGAGGGCCGTGATGTTAAAGGGCAGACCCAAGCACCTCCCGATCTCAGATAGCAACTGACGCACAAACGCCGGGTATTGCGTCGTCGGCTGCTCGGCCTTCAGTTGCGAGATGTCCCAGCCTTCGGGCAGCGTGGTCAGCGTCCGCTTGCTGATCTCCAGAGCCGCGAACGACTCGACCTCGTCGACCTCCGCAGCCGGGGAGTTGCTGTGGATGAACGCAGCCAGGTCGGCCGCCGTCTCCGCAGCGGCGATCACGGCCTCGGTGTAGCGACGGAGTTGGCCGAAGAGCTTGAGAGCCGGGGCGACCTCGGGGACGCCGCGATGCTGGCCCGGTCGCGAGGTCTTGAACCAATGCACCATCTGCGCCGCCGGAACCCGCTGAAACTCCAGCGTGTTGACGCGGAAGTTCGAGCCGGGGTGGAAGTTCAAGACTTGATAGGCGACGACGTTGCCGATCTGGTCGAACTCCACGCCGTCGACCGTGTTGCCCTCGGGCGTGATCGTCGACGCCATGAGCTCGGTCGGCGTCGCCACCATTTCCGCTTCAACGAGCCGCACGTCGAGCGTCACGCCGGCGAGCCGGGGATTCGTGATCATCAGCCCGAACGCTTCGCCGTCGACGACCAAGGCTTCCCGCATCGTCCGCAACTTGGCGGGCAGGTCGATCGTCCAGCCCCAATCGAAGAAGAGCCGCTCGACGAGCCGATCCGCCTCCGCGTCGCCCGTCTCAAGTTGCAGCCGGGGGCCGGTGCCGATGAGGTCGTTCGACAGCGTCGATGAGATGCCCGCAAGGTAGGAGTTATTCGACCGTTCGTACCTCGCCCGGTTTCGCAGCGTGCGCCGCACCGATGGCGAGAGGGCAGCGTCAGCCGAGAACGCATCAGCGTTTGACCAATGCTTGTAGTCGTCGCCCTTCTCGGCAGCGTCGAAACGCGCACGAACGACCGGAACCACCGCCGGACGGGGCGTCTGCTTGCCTCGGAACAGGTCGAGAAACGCCACTCAGATAGTCCCCGGAGGGATGATGCGATTGAAGCGGAGCCCGCGATGCTTGTTGGTCGATGACGCCGCAGCCTTCGCCGCGAGATACTTGTCGGCGGCGATCTGCTGCTCGATGTCCTGGCTCTCAACCTCGCCCGCGTCGGTGCGGACGCGCTTCGGGCCTTGGGCTGTGCTCTTGATTGCGTCGCGGATTTCTTCGCTCATACCAGCGACGGTAGACGGCAGTAGGGGGCAGACCGTAGGGGGTCTAGCCTCAGACCAGCGACCACTCCCCGTCACGACGCTCGTAGATGCTGACCTCCACGACGCCCAGACGCCGGGCAATGTCGGCCGTCACTGGCGAGAAGACCGCGAGCTCCTCCGCGCCGTCGATCACTCCAGCACCCAAGAGAAACGCCGATAGCGCCGTGGCTATGCCACGCCCACGGTGCCGCTCGCCCGTGAACATCTCTAGCGTCTGGTGGTTATTCCAGACGTGCGAGCACGCCCACCCGAGCAATGCTCCGTCCTCGTGCCACAAGGCAATCGGCGTATCCGACGAGCCATTGCCGTCGAGAACTCGACGCACTTCGAGATTGAATTCGCTCCCCGGCTTCGTCAGTCGGTAGCAGATGGCGAGAGCGTCTTGGGGCTCCATGCCGTCAACGGTCGTGAGGATGATGCTTGGCATCCTCGCAGCATGGCAACGCTGTCAAGTTCCGAGCTTCTTGAGCGTGATGATCTTTTTCCCGCCCGGCCCGCTGGGAAGCGTCACCTTCTTACGCTGCCGCCCGCCCGCCTCCGTCGCAATCGGGTGGACGCCCGCAATCGACGCCGCGACCGCAGAGCCGACGAGGCAGTCAAGCCAGTGGTTGTCCCTTCCGCCCATCTTCCACTCATCGACCACCCTGCCACGGGCCTCGGTCCTCACCGGGTATTCGCTCGTCAGGTGCTCGAATAGGAGGTCGTGCTGCCCGGCGTGGAACGCGATCGCCTCGGGGTCGCCCATCTGCAACCGCAGGCGAGCCGCGACGAAGGTCTTGTAGAAGTTCGTGTCGTAGAGGCACGACCGCTGCCCCTCGGAAATCTGTCCGACCTTCCAGTTGAGCCCGATGCGGTCGCCCCGGCTTTTCTTCTCGCCGATCGGCTGGCTCGACGCACCGATGCCTTTGCCGTGGCTCGGCAGGATCGCACCGGCAAACGCCGACCTCCGGCAGAAGGTGCGTATCGTCCCGGTGCTCTGCCCCCAGTTGGCGTCGATGAGCATTTGCGAGATCCGCATCGCCGCCCCGTCCTCACGCTTCCAGTCGCGGCCCATGAGCAACTGAGAGACCGACTCCAGACCGGCGTGAAGCGACGCCTCGAAGCCAGCCCCCTTTGCCGCCTGGGCGAGCGTTCGCTTGGCGTGCTTCGCTTCAAAGAACGATGACGCCTGGTCGGGGTAGGTGCCGTAGGCCACGACGTGACCGCCGAAGGACTGATTCCACGAGGCGACGAGCCAGAAGAGGAGCCGCTCCTGCACGTCGACAAACGCCGTCAGCGTCTGGTGGTCGAGTGGGATTTTCCCACGCTCCAAGGTCGTGGCCCGCATTGCGAGCGACCGCTTGTCGAGCTTGTCGCTTGCGATGTCGTCCGCCATCGGCGTGTTTTGGTACTCGGCCAGAAACGCCGACTCCCCACGGTCGATCCGCAGATTCCAGGCGTGCTGGATAGCCGTAATCTCGTCGTCGTTCTTTCGCTCAGGCCACGCCACCCGAGCCCCGGCGTCCATCGCCGTTTGATTCTGCCGGTAGTGGTCGTCAGCCGCCCCGGTGCCAGTGCCGTTCCGCTGGCCCTCGCGCCGCAGTTCCGCGTACTGGCTCCATAAGTCCTCTGCGGTCGGCCACTCGTATACGAGTTTCGTCCGCTCGCCCTGCCACGCCGGATGCTTCGCCCGGTCGAGCAGGCGGTCAGCCAGGTCGTCGGGACGGATCACCGTGATCGTGGCGAGACCGCTGATCTTCGCCCCCGGCCCGGCGAGACCGAGGATGGCACCGGAGAGGATTCGCTCGCGGGTGGCGCACTGCGACGGCGACCCGGCTGACTCGTCGGTCTGCGGATCGTCGATCAGCACCAGCGACGGGCGGACGGTCTTCCCATCGGCTCGAATGTGCTGGGCTCCTCGGATGCGGCCCGTGATGCCAGCGACACGCACCGCAGCCCCAGCGGACGACGCGCCGGGAATCCAGGCTAGCGTGATCTGGTCGGCGGTCCATTCCAGTTGCGTCGGGTTGCCCTCGTAGGTCTGCCCCTTCGCACGCTGGCTGATTCGCTCCAGAGCCCGAATCGGGTAGCAGGCAGCCGGGAAATCCTCCAAAAGCAAGTCGTTGGTTTCGAGATGCACCTTGATCACGTCGAGCATCTGGCACGCGATCGCCTGGTCAGCACCGACGAGCATCACAAACGGGCGATGCCCGCAGAGCACCGACCACAGGCAGGCCCAGATACAGAGGGTCGACTTGCCAGAGCCACGCGGCATCGCGAACGCGAAGAGCTCGCCACGCAAAACAGCCGCCTCAATCTTCGAGATCGCCGTGAGGTGGTCCGGCGACCACGCCAGCGGGAACGATTCGGTTCCATAGGTTTCGCAAAACGCGCGGAAGTCACGCTCGCAGGCCGCACGTCGCTTGGCGTCCACGACCGGCGGAATCTCGCCAATGTCGCGGGCAGTCGACGTGATCGCCCGCGAACGCTTGCCAGCGTCGGCCTTCTGCTTGTCGTATCGATTCCGAGCTTGGCTCTCACGCTGCGAACGATCGGAAGTGCGTGCCATGCCTAAAAAACCCGGTGATTCAGCCGCAGCGTGCGGAAAAGGCTTGTTTTCTAGGGCGACTCAAACGCCGACCCGCCCAAGTGGTCAAAAACAGTGTGAAAAATGGGAGGCTCGCCGTGGAGGCTTCCCTGCATTCTGGCCGGGAGAACCTATACCACACCCCCCCTGTCGGGGGCAGTGTAGCATTTTGCAAAAAACGCTGTTTTTTCCGTGTTTTTCGCATGTTTTTGGTGTTTTCGTGCGTTTTCCCCGGGAAATACGCATGTTTTTCGTTGCGTTCGCTTTTGCCTATTTTCGTAGGCTTTTTCGCATATCGCATGCGTTTCGTGCCTGTTTTCTAGGGCTTTTCGCACTTCACGCTCACTGTTGTTCGTGATTCGTTTCCATAGGCTTTCCCAACAGTCAACAGCCTGACGTTTGTGTCGTCTCCCATCACGTCTTGCAGCGAATCAAGGATCGCCTTCGCGATGTTGTCCACGTCTGGCCTTGGCAACTTCGGCGCTGTTGGCTTCACGCCCTTCTTCGTCATGTGCGATTTAGGACGCACGAATACGGCTTCGACGATTACCTCGACTGGTTCGCTTTGCGGCTCTAGGCCCGCCTTGGTGGCCTCTGCTGCGATCTTCTGGCGGTACGCATGAACTGGGTGCGTCGCTGGCACATACGCACGAGCGAACCCGCCCCGAGTCGAGACGCGCGGCCTCGGCTGCGGGACGGGCTCGCCCTGTACGACAAACGTGATCACTCGTAGCGGATCACCGCGAAGTAGGCACGCTTCACGGGCGACCACGCGACGCCCTTCTCGACGATCCTGTAGCGTCCGTAGAAGCAACAGTTTCGCTCTGCCGCCTGTGGCGTAGGTCCGACACCGATACCCTCCCTGCGACCACCAGAGCGTCCGCAGTGACGCAGGATGCCCGTGCGAGCCATCGTCTCAGCGTCTTGCTGGGCCGTCGTGATCGTCGTGGTGACGACGAACTGGTCAGCCAGGGCAACGCTTCCGCAAATCATCGCAACCGCCAGGAAAAAACTTCTCATCCGTGAACCTCCTTCAAGGGTGGGGGGTCTTTTTCCGCTCGCCATCATCGTCGGGCCGTCAAGAAATCACGTCCCAACTGCGCCCGTTCCATCCGTATTGGCGGGCTTCGACTCTTGCTTGCACAGGCTGCGCCTTCTGCTCGCGGATCGCCTTCGCCCGCTCTTCGATCTCTTCTGGAGTCGGGTCGACGTATCGCCTTCGGTATTTGCAGTCGCGGTCTGGGATGCCAAACAGCCGACGCATCGCGTGCATTTTGGTCCGGTGGACGCCGATGCGCGCAGCGATCTCGTCTGCTGGCGCACCGGCGGTCCACATCGTCCGAATGATTTCCTCGTCGGTCATGCGTCCTTCGCCAGAGGCATGATGACCGTCCGAATCCCTTCGCCGGCCCGAAGGATCACGGCGCTCTCGCCGTCCTTCGCCTCGATCGTGATCGTCTCGGCCGGGTCGATGCTTCCGCAGCGAAGCCACGACAGGACAAATCGCGGGTCGAGCTTCACCGTGCAGGCGTGGCCGACTTCGACCAGGTCGCACGTCGCGGACGACTCGCCGTATTCAGACGACCGGGCCGACAGGAAAAGCCCGTCTTTCGTGAACACGAATTCCGTCCCCTTCGAGCTTTCGCTCGCGCAGATGCTCGCCATCTCGCAGGCGTGAGCCAAAGCCCCAGCCACGACGAGCGACGGCGTCACGCCGTGATCGACCTCCACGTCACGCCACCTCGGGAATCGCCCTTCGATGAGCCTGGAGCGGACGATCGTCCCGTCCACCGTGGCGACGAGCTCGCGGCCCGTGGTTTCCAGTTGCACCGACTGCGACCCCTTGGCGAGCCTGACGAGCGTATCGACCGCAGAGCGCGGGGCAAGCGTCTGCGAGTCGTCGCAGTCTTGCTCGACCTCGCACGACGCAGCGCAGAGCCGCCGGCCGTCAGTGCCGACGAACGTCAACGTCCCGTATGGCTCCTCTTTGTCCTTCGGGCGCGAGAACTCCATCAGCACGGCCCCAAGAGCGAAGCGGCTGCTCTCGTTGTCAGTCGCACCCTTCACGGTGGAGACGAGCGAAACGAACTGGTCAGCGGGCAGGCGAGCGATCGACCTGGACGCCGCATAGTCCCCTGGGGGATATTCTTTTGCGTCCTCGACCGGGAGCCGCCAGGTGCCGCTTCCGCCCTGCACCACGCAACACGAGCCGTCGACCGTCAGCGCCACCTCGTCGGAGCCGACGAGGCTGTTGACGATAGACGAGAGCCGCTGGAAGGGCAGCAAGATCGCCTCCTTCGCCCCTTCGAGCGGTGCGGTGATCCTCGTTTCGAGATCCGTCGCCGTGATCGTGCCGTCACTGATGAGCACGTTGGCGAGAATCGGCTTCGGGCTTCGAGTTGGCACTGCGGCCGCAACCGCTCGCAGCCCGGCAGCGAGGTCGCTCGCCGCCAACTGTATGCCACCACTCTGGGTCTTTC